GTGCCCCTTCGCGAATGCGAGCTAATTCAACAAATTGAATATTATCTGAACCAACAGATGTTTCTGGAAGTTCTACAAGCTCCAGCGTAATTTTTTGGCGGTGGGCACCTGGAGCAGTATAGTTATATGTCCCTTGCGCAGGATCCAAAAGAGTAGTGTCTTCTTCTGGAGTTACTATTGTTTCTACAATTTTAAATCCAACTCTTGCAGTTGGATTAGGATCGAATCTGCCAACGTACAAGTGAAGTTCACTATTGCGAACAAATTGCCCATTGATATAGTAAATTCCTTCTTTTACTTCAACACCAAAACCATAACCTAAAACATCAGTATTAGCGTTGTTTGTATATGTTGTATTGCCTACTGGGTTTTGAACAGTAACAGATAAATCGCCAACTTGATTTTGAGTTAATCTATAGTTATTTGCTGTAGTATTGTCAACAGCATACGCTACTAAATTTTCGCCTGGAAGAAATCTTTTTGCTTCACCATCTGGACCTGTTGACTCATATTTAAAATATAAAGTAGGAATTGTGCCATCAACAACACACGCACATTCAGAAGAATCAATTACAACAGCAGTTACTCCTGATGTTACACCAGTAATAATTTTATCTGAAAATTGTGTAAGATAAGAAGTTACTTCGACTGAATTAAAAGTGTCGTTTAATTTTGCAAAATGAACTTTATTATCAATATTCACTGATCCCGGAATTACTTGAGAACCATTTTTAAATAAATGATCTCCCATACGAGAAACTTGTTTTTGCAAAATCGTTTGAATTTGAGTAAGCTCGCGAGCTTGTACTGCGACGCCAGGCCTAAATAAGATTCTGTAAAAATCTTTTAGCTCGTCGTAGTCGTCATAATATGGATCAGTATTAAAGTTAATTGACATGTTGCATTACTCTATCTAAATATGAATTCTATAAGAATATTTATAATTTAAAAACGGATGAATGTTCTAAACACCACGATTTGCTCATCTGATGGAGTAAAAGCAGATCTATTATCGATGAATAAAACTTCGCCTGTGAATTTATTAACGTCTGGATTTGTAATAGTCGTAATAGTAAAATTGTTTGAATCATCACTATTATAGAATGTATCACCAACTACTGGAAGCGATCCATCCACAGATTGTGCTAAAATTTTGTTATCTTCTGCTACTACAACTCTTAATGTTTTAGCATTTCCAGATGTATGTATATCAGAATCATTACTGTAATTTGCGCCAGTTAAAGTACCTTCAAGTAAGAAACATCCAGAGCCTAAAGCTGAATTATACCTTTCAATTTCTTCAAATTTATCGATATCTTTTATAATACCAAACTGACGATAATCATTACTTATTGTTACGCCTTGATTTGTTTCATCTTCAAACGCAGCATAAAAACTTAAAGTATCTGCATGTAATTCTCTTGGAGCGTTTGATCCATGCCCACCAATTGGAGAGATAATTGCACGAGCACTAGCGGTGGCTGAAACTCCGCCACCTAAATCTTCTGCAGCAATAGACACATTAGCGTAAGAATAATTTTGTCCACGACTAGTAAGAACTATATCTGTAACTTGACCGTTACTATCAATCACAGATGTTGCTACAGCGCCGGTTCCATCTCCAGTAATAGTTACTGCTGGTGCTGCTGTATATCCTTGAGAAGAAGATTGAACTAAAATATAAGAGACATCTCTTGGAGCAGTTAATAATTCAACGTTTGCTTGTAATGTTTCCAAATCACCCGGAGAGCTTAGGATAAGATTAATATCTGCTCCTTCGCCTTCTAAAGAATTTCCTGGCATAATAGTAAGTTGAGGATTGGTATAACCAGTGCCACCATTATTAATTGTGATAGCTGTAATAGTTCCATCTTCAACAGTAATATCAATATCAGCTCCGGTGCCATTACCGGCTACAACTGGATACGCTTCATCAACGTCATAACTATTACCAGCGTGAACAATTGTATAGTCTTCAATTACACCAGCTGAATAATATTTATTTTTTACTTGCTTTGGAACCGGCATTAAAGAAGCTGTCATAAATTTATTTCTTAGCGCTAATGGAAGGAAAAACATAAATTTCCAAACATATCCATCAGCAGTAGAAAAATAATCTACATCAGTTCCAGATGGTTCAACTGTTGATTGTGCACCGCTATTATTTGAAATACATTTATACACGTTAAAGTTTTCAGTAAGAACATAAAAATTTCTTTGTTCTAATGGATCACTATTTAAATACGTATCATCATACATGTCAAACACAGTTCCAGATGCCCAATCAACTCTACGTGTAATAAAGGCAACATCATTTAACGATATTTGTTTTAACGTAATAATATTATTACGAGCGTCCATTTCGTATGAGTTGTTATTTTCTGGAAGCGGTGGCTCGGCCTCATCATCCCATGTCAAAGTTTTGCCAAGATAGTAATAATACACGGCAGATTTATTCTGAATCTTTTCATAAATTGATTCAGCCATTGTATGGTGTAAATTTGGTCTGATGATTGCTGTCATTTTAATTCAACTTATTATGAAATTGTTACGGTCCATGTAATAATCATTGTGTCATCTGCGGCTTTGTTTACAACATTAAACTCAGTACGACACAACATTTCGCCACCTGAAGAAGCATTAAAAATACCAGCTTCAGTAATTGCACCAGTTGCATCACCCGGCGCATAGGTAGTAACAAAGGTTACCACATTAGCATTTCTTGTTGCTGAATCAAAAACTTGTCGATGTAGCTCTGTATCTAAAGCAGTATCTGCAAGGTCTGCAGCATCTGTTCCAGTGCCAACTGCCTTATGAGTCATCACCGGCTTTGTGCTGGCAATAATACGATCAGCAATAAAATCACGACCCGCTTGAACAACCAAATTGTTTACATGAAATTTTTCTTTTGTGTTTCCATTAGGGTCTAGAATAACAATATCTAGCTCACCCTTAGGATGCAAAAACTCTTGCGCTTTCATTTTTCTCTCCTAGTTACGTAAATGTGGTGATACCTTCAGTATAATCTTCAGCAAAATACGAAATTGCGTATGGGTTAAGAGCTACAGCACCACTATCAATACTATTTATAGTTTCTAAAACGTTCTTTCCAGACGATATAATTGAGTTTTCTGAAATATTAATTATATCACTTGTTGGTTTTCTAAATTCTGCAGCATAAAATTGGCCAGCATTTACTGTTTCATTAACTGGTTTATAAAATTCCCAATCGAACTGTTGTCCAGCTGTAAGGTTTTCATTAACTGGTTTTTGTAACTCGTATCTAGCTTCATCGTCTTCGGTTTGAACACTATCGTAAAAACGCTCTCTATAATAACGAAGAAGCGATGTAATAGATCTTGCGAGATCAAATCTGTTATTAATCTCAAATTCACCAAACATTAACATGCCGGATGGATGCACAGTCTTTTTAACAATATTTGAATATGTGCTAAATTGTTCGCCTGACTTAATTACATAAGAATATTGCTGGTAGAAAAAGTTGTCTTGTAAATAAATATCGTCAGATAAGAAACCTTTATTGTCAATATATCTACCAGCATATTGCGCTAAAGTAGAATTTTTAAATGTAAAGATTGCTTGATTAGGATAACTAGTTTGGTCTCCAGTTGGATCAGTTGTAACAATAACATCTGGATCACCAAGTGATAAATCTGACTGTGGTACTAACCTTGCTGTAAAGTCGGCTGAATAACCTGGCTCAAACTGTAAAAAGTCTAATCTAGTAATTGATCCATTCGAATCTACTGACGCAACTTTTACGCTTGTTCCAGAATTACTTCCATCGTTAATATCAAATATTTGACCAATTTCAAAGTTTTGACCGGCTGATATTAAAGTAGCGGAATTTAAAGAATTAATAAATGTAAATTCTATTCCATCAACAAACATCTCTGTGCCAGCCGGAATATTACTATATTGTCCCTTTTGAGTGACAGAAATTTCATAATTATTTGTTTGTCTAATTCTTTTTACACGATCGACTTCTAAAACAACATTACGAGTTCCAAGAGAAATTGTCAAACTTTTAGCGTAAAGATCAAACCCATCACCAATAGTAACATTAACAAATAGTGAATTTTGTTGAGACCATCTGCCATCAGATGCAACAAGAATTTGTTCTTTAGGTAAGCGAATTTCTATATCAGTATTAAATAAAATTCTAAATAAAAGTTTAAAAGAATCTAATGATCCTTTTGATTTATAAAATTCGCTAATATGTTTATAAAGATTTTTTTTGTTTGCTTCAGTTCTTTTTGCAATACCATAGCCAACTTCTTTATAGACTAAATCTATAAAGGAATCTACCATTAAATCTAAGTCACGATTATTAAGAATATTGTTAATAACGTGTGAAGCTTCTCCAGATTGGTTTGCAAATTTATAATATTCTTTTAAAAACTCTACAAGAGCATTCGCATCCTTCAGCAGCTGCTGAGGAATCAGGCCTTCAATTCTTGGAGATTCTATGTTATCTTTATTCATGTCTACTAAACACTGTGTAATCTGGAGCTCCAGCTGAACCAAGTACCGCTATTGTATCTTCTTCTCCAGTTACTGAAATTCCTGGAGTTCCATCAGTTTTAATTGAAACTAACTGGTTAAATTTTGGCGCAATATCGTATGAATCAGGATCAGCAAAAAATAGTACAGTTTCTATTGAATCAATCTTTAAAGAATTAATTTCAACTAATCCTTTTTCTGGATAAATAAATCCAATATTAGATAATAGGGTGTCTCCTGTAGTAGCTGATCTTAAGAAAATAGTTCTATTATTTGTGCCATCACCAATAAGGGCATCTCCTAAATTACATTCTATTCCATTCACTGTAAAGTTTGAAGTCGAAAGTGTTTCTTCGGTGCTATCACTAATATAAATCGGAGAAGAAAACTTAAGAGTATAATCTGTAGTTATTCCAGTTTGAGGAGTTAGATGCTTATGCATCTTAATTCTTAGTGCAGAGTTTAAAATACCTTGATCTGCGGAATCAATTAATCTTAGAATATTCGATTGTCTAAATACACCATCAAATTTTTCTAAAGTTGTATTATTATAATTTACAATAACTTGCCGCACAACTTCTTCTAATTGTGTTTTAGTTCTAGAAGTTTCATTTGGATCGTATTTAAAAAAAGCATTAATTGTTAAAAACGTATAATCAGGATCTGTAATATCATTTGTAACTGATCCAACGTTCTTATTTCTTAAAAATGTTTTAATAGATTCTTTTGTAGAATCAGTTAAAAAATCTGCGTCATTTGGTTTTATAGAAATAAATACTTTTCCGTAAATTGGAGGGTCATTTACTTCTCCTCCCCAAATTGAAATATCTTCAATAAAATCGTATTCTGATAAAAGAATTGACCGATAATCTTGAGAAGTTACGGCTCTATTTTGAGCTGAAAACAATTTTGGGGCGTTGTATTTAATTGAATCAAGTGTTTCTTTTTCAGCGCCGGTAAGTGTTTTTGTAAACCCATCCGCAAGCTCAACTAAAATAGATGTTAATCCACCAACAGAAGAATTTGACGAAAATAGTTTACACCCATTACCTTCTAATCCATTTGTTGAAATATAGGTAATTTCAACAATTTGTCCTGTTGTTGGTTGATAGCCTAAAACGCCATCTCCAAAATAAAACTCATATTGAGAATTTCCGTTCTCCTGTAAAAAATAAATTTTTGAATCACTTTTAACATCTAGTAAATTGTTATAATGACTATACGTCACATAGTCATTTGACGTTAAAGAACTACGAACTCTTACGAGAAGAGTTGCGGTGTCAATACTAGGATCGGCAATTCTAAACTTTTGAAATTCATCTTTATTATCTACACGGAATGTTAAACTTATCAATTTACCTTCGTATGCTTCAACTTCATCAAAGACATATTGGTTATTAAAAGAATTTTTAGTAGCGTTAAAGGCCGCATTAGTTACAAACGTATTAGTAACTGATCCAACTTGGCCAGTAAAATTAAATCCTTTCGGAATAGAAATAGTTGGGGCAGATTCACTATCTCCAGTAACAGTAACTTTTAATTTTGCTTGAGCAGATTTTTTAGAACGCGGCGTATATCCTAAATTTTTAGCATGAGATACAGCGTTAGATCTTACTTGCGCTGAATCTAAAAATGTTTCATTCATTGCCATATGCGCTAAAAGCGCGTTATATTGAGTATTATACGATAGAACATCTAATAAAACGTTCATACCTGAACCATCAAAATCGTAATCATTAAATTTATCTTGAGAACTTAAAAATATTTTCAGATTTGTTTTAATCTGATCGAAATCAAGTTCTGTTACGTTCTTAATCTGTGCCATCTATCGAGTTCTCTCTAAAAATAATTCGACATCAATCGGTTGTTGAGTAGATACTAAAATACAAGAAACAGAAACAAATAATGCGTTAGCATCGCTATTATCGGTGACCTTTACACCAGTAGTTACTACTCTTGGCTCATTTTGAGCTATAGCGTCTTTAATTTCATCTTGTAAAAATGATAACGTAATAGGATCTGGTTGTTCAAAAAGATAGCCAGTAATATTACATCCAAAATTCGGCTGAAAAGGTTTTTCACCTTTATTTGTTAATAAGATAGTGCGAATAGAATTTTTAATCGCAGCAATATCCTTTATAGGAACCACATCACCAAAATTTGGATGTGGCTTAAATCGCAAATCTAAATCAGTGTATGGCTTTACTCGGGCCATAACCTTTGCAGTTACCCCGACTCTAGATGAATTTGCGTCTGATAAAATTTCTGTACTCATGCTATTATTTATACATTATCCACCGATGTTTACATGGCCAACGCCATTAGCTCCGGCACTTCCACAAGAAATAGCATCACCGTTTCTATGAGCTGCTTTACCGTTTACCTTTACAGTGGAAGATCCCGCCGAAGCAGAAGCCCCATGAGGTGGAGCATTTGGACACGCATGAGGAAGATAAGCATCACCTTGCCTTACAACTGGTTTTCCTCCAGCGTTTACATTTCCACTAAAACCAGATGGTGCTCTTGGTGGAGCTCCACATGGATCTCCAGTTGAAGCAGAACCTTGAACAACTACGGCGGGCATTATAATCTCCTTTAGCTAGTCATAACATTAATTAACCATTGTGGTGCATTTGCCGATCTTCCACCAGCTCCCCAATACGTAGCAGAACCAGCTGGAACTGTATTGCCAGATGAAATATCTAAATGAACACCTACATTACCCATATAACCTACACCGGCTCCAATGGCTGTAGCACCAGCGTTTTTAGCTTGTTGGCACCAATTCCGAAGTTCTTGAGATTGAACATTCAATCTTTTTCCTTCTGAAGTGAATAGATGAACATCAGCGGCAAAGCCATTTAGGTGTCTATCAGAACCGGTTCTTCTTTGTGGAGTCATGCCACCCGAGAATATTTCTGCAGATAATCCACTGTTCTTACAAGCTTGAATAATAATTTGCTCAAGTTGAGTAACAATTTCTTTATTTCTTGTTGCATGAGCATTTGTATATTTTACAGTTGTTCCAGCATCGTCTTGGTAAATGATCTTACCGTCAATAGCTGGGTTTGTAGCATCAGAAGTAATATTTTGAATATTTTGCCCCGAGTAACCAGAAATTCCAGCTTTGCCGGTGCTTTGAAGATTTAAAACTTGTTGAGAATATGCTGCAGTTCCATCTGGAGTAATAACAGTGTATTTTGGAGTTGGAAAACTAATATCAGTATCAGCTTCATCAATTTGTACTTCAAATGGCGTAGATTCAAGAGCATCAAATCCAACTGCTGGAAGAGCGTTTGGTGAAGTTGGTTCTGGAATCATTGGATCATCAGGAGTTTCAGGGGCATCATCTGGAGAGAATGCTCCGCCTGGAGACATTGTACCACCAGGGTTCAATTCTAGTTGGGACGATTTAATATTCGTAGTTCCAGAAGAACCGATATTTGAAGTTCCTCCTGCAATATTCATAGTTCCATCAGCATCTAAATTCATAGTTGGAGAAGCTAAACTCATTTCAGTGTCAGCATCTATTTGCATAGTTGCAGTTACAACGTTTATTTCGGATCCAGCAGAAATATCTAAAGAGCCACCAGCATTAACTCCTCCAGATGTAACAGCAGCAATCGACAAAATGTCTGTTCCAAGAGTCATTGTTTCTTGACCCATCGCAGTAAATGCTACTGTGTGAAGGTCTAGCGATTCAGTTGCATCAATTCTGGTTACATCTGTAATCATTGATAGAGTTGGAACTTGTGTGACTATAGTGGCAGACATATCAGTAATCATATTGGAACCAACAATAGATAAATCTTCTTGTAGATCAATAGTCATTGATGGAGCAGTAATTGAAAATGGACCGTCAGATCTAAAATCAATTTTACCTGCAGAGTCGACTGTCAAGTTACCAGTTGTTTTTACGTTGATGTTGCCTGTTGTCTGTAAGATAGTGGATCCCGTAACATATCCATAATGCGATCCAGATACACGAGAAGTCAAATTTCCCTTTGTGTCAATATATGAATTACCGCCAACTGAAGATGTCATATTACCTTGAACTGTGGTAGACATATTTCCACCAACGTTAATAGTAGCATCTCCAGATACTGTAACAATCCATTGTGTCATAGCATCATATCGTTCTTTTGAACGAGTACGCATTGACGTATCTGGTCTTAATTCAATAAAAGCACCAGTTCTATGTTGGATGTTAATGCGTTCAGCGCCAGGTGTATCATCAATTTCTACAATGTGGCCTGATTCACTTAAACGAACTTTGTTGTATGGATATTGAGGCGCATAAGCGTCTTCTGGTTCTCCCACACCAACTGGCCGAACTCTTTCAGAATCTAGACCTAATGCTCTATTACCAGCGTCTGTACCAGCTTCTCTTGGAAAAACTCCGTATGGATCATTGAAACCAGTAGTTGGTTCAGCACCTTCGGCATTAGTGCCCATAATTGTGCCCATAATAACTGGATCTTGAGCATCATTTCCATCACGAAAGAATCCCATAACCCACGAACCTTCAACAAGACCATGAGTGCCTTCACCAACTCCTGAAGTACCTGACGAAGTTGTAGGCATAAGAACAGAAGCCCAAGGGAGTTCATTCGTTGGAAGAGCTCTTTTGTTTTCAGTGTGCCAGCCAAAGCAACGGACTTTCACACGATTAAGTACTAATGGGTCGTGGCGATCTTCGACTACACCGGTAAACCAATTAAATTCTGTAGACTTGAATCCATCTTTATTATTAAACATAGCCATTAGTTATATCCTGTTAATTCAATGACCGTACCTACACTAAATCCTTCAACCTTTTCCATTGCATCTAGAACTCTTTCTTGTTCGGCCTTATTTAAATC